GATTTCTGCCCATGATTGCGCGACCATATGTCGACCTGGAACGTCTCGACGGTCGCCGTCGCGCAGGCATCGTCGTCGTCATAACTCGCGGCCGGGCCGAAACTGATATAGGGAAACACCGGCTTTGGCGGTGGCGCATCGTAAATCCGGCCAGCGACCAGACCCTGAAGATCTCCGTCAGCGGCCAGCGCCGCGTAAATCGCGGCTTGCAACTCCTCCGCCACGCTCACAAGGCCACTCCACTTTCGCAGGTCAGCTCAAGCCAGGCGCGATCCTCTGTCGGCACGATTGCGCGGATGGCGTAGGCGACATCGGCGCGCAGGTCGCGCAAACGCCAGTCGGGCGATATCTCCTCTGCATCGGCGCCAGCCCGTATTGTCACGACCACGGGCTGACGGCCGACCAGCCGCGCCGCCTGCACCGCCTCGCCGCCCCGCAGGAAACGGAAATGCGCGCGGCATGTATAGGCCGGGGCCCAGCCCTGCTGCTGACCGCCCATGCCGTCGGGCGTGATGACCGGAGCATCAAACGCCACGCGCCAGTCCAGATGGGCCGCAGCGATCTTCACACGCGCACCCAGCGATACCTGGCGATGAACGCCTGAACGAATGGCGGAATATCGGCGTTTCCGTCAAACCACCAAGCCGCCAGGAAGGTAATTGCCTGAAAGAAATCTACCGGCACGTCATCTGCAGAGGCGAACCCGGTAGCATAGCGCACCGTGATCGGACCCGGCCCCGGCTCAAGTGCCGGGAACGCGAAATCTTCCCGGAACCAGATCGAATGGCCCATGTGATCGGACCAGAAAACACCATATTCGGTTGGGTCGACCGTCTGCACCGCAGCTTGTGGATCAACATATGTCACGACCACATTTCGCGCTTCTGGAAAGGCCGGTGCGATCACCGGCGTCCACGCCGGCCGTTGCTCTTCCCAGACCTGCGGCATCACGCAGCGGCCCAGCACCCCGTTGAACCCGTCCATATGTGCCACGGCCGCATCCAGGAACGCCTGGGCCCGGACATCATCATCGACCACGCCCTCGAGGCGCAGCGTACTCTTCAGATTGGCCAGAAGGCCAGGGATCGGCTCTGGCGGCGTGACAAGGCGCGGGCGCATGGATTACTTGTTGGCCTTCGGTGCGGCAGCCTTGTTTTTTGGCGCCCCATTGCGGCTCTTTTCCGTTTTGCCTTCCGGGCCGTCGACCGGCACACCGTACCCGTTTTCCAAGGCCCAGGCAGCCGTATCGCCTTGCGCCACTTCGCCAGGGCAGTATTTCCGCGTGCCCTCCTTTTCCATGATTCGGAACGTGCGCGTGATCCTCACATCCATGAAACCTTACTCCCTTGAAAAGTGCCTGAAAGCAGGAGCGGGCCGCGCTGCACGCGGCCCGCCCGAAATCTATTTGCGAGAAACGGGCCTACGCAGCCGCCACTTTCACCAGCTTGATCGCCTCGCTCTTGCGGACGCAGCCCCCGAGGCGGCGGCGGGCATACCACTTCACATAGCCCGGCGTCGTGATCTCGTCGCGGGTCAGGCGGAAACCGACCAGGTCGGCCAACACATAGCCCGCCTTGAAATCGCCAAAAGCGATGGGGAAGGCGTTTGCCGCAACATCCGGCATCTCTTCCGATTCCGCGACGGCATAACCCAGCAGCCGGTCCGGCTGACCGGCTTTGACATCGCCCATCTTCCACAGATAGTTGCCATCGCCATCCTTCATCTTCATCACGTGGCCGACGGTCGCCTTGTTCATCAGCCAGCGCGCATTGCTGCGGTAGCCTTTCTTCAGCTGTTGCACCGTATCGATGAAGACATCCGGATCGCTGATCGCGTCCGCCACACCGGACGGAACGAACTGCAACGTCCCGAACGCCCGGGTTCCGTCCACTGCCACCGTGGGGGTCCCGTTCAGGAAACCGGTCGGCTTTTTCGTGCCGTTCCCCGAGATGATCGCGGCCTCTTCCCCGGCGGCAAAGCCCTCGGAAATTGCCGTGACCAGCCAGCTTTCAACGTCGAAGAACATGTCATCAAGCGATTCCTCGGCCGCTTTCGGATACGCGTAGATCATGCCGAACGTTGGCGCGACTTCTTCCAGGCCCGGCGTGCCGGTTTCGGCCCGCGTGTCGGTTTCGCCGACCCAGCCATACGTCAGACCACGCACATCGACCAGCTCCTTGTAGTCCTTTGAACCGGCGGTCACGACATCGACGAGATTGCGCAAAGGCTCGATCTCGGCCAGTTCGCGATGGATGACCGACGAAATCACCTCGGGCACGGCGTATCCGCCGGCCGCGTCTGTCGTGGTTGTCACGGCCCGTTTTTCGATCTCTTGCAGCTCGGACCTTGCATGCTCGCTGTCCGGACGGCGGACAAGCGCCACAAACTTCTCGGCATGCTCGCGCTGTTCCGGCGTGAACTGGTCGGACGGCGCACCGCCGCCGGGGCGCGACATGCGCTTCGACAGCTTGTCCAGGTCGGCGCGCATCGACTTCATCGCGGTCAGTTCTTCGGTGATACGCGCAACCTCTTCGCGCTGCACCACGTCCTCCGATCCGCGCTTTTCGATCTCGGCCAGACGGGCATCGTTTTTGGCTTTGAACTCTTCGAACGCGCTGCCGAGCTTTTCAGTCAGCGTCGCCAGCTCGTCCTGCGACGGAGCGCTGTCGCGCGTTGCATAAACGTCGCCAGCGGCATCACGCTTGAGAAGGAATGTGACGTGATCGCGTGTCATCGCGCTGACACCAACAGGCATCGCAAGGGAAAGCGCAATCGCGCTGATTTGGATCTTCTGTTTCATCCGGGAAACTCCTCAGGATTTAAGAGATGCGAGCAGCCGTTCGCTGCTCTTTTTCAGACGGACCCTGGCATCCAGAGCATCACGCTCCTGGTCCCTGAGCCTTTTTATGGTGGCGACCATCGCGGTCGCGGATCGGGCCGAGAATCCACCTTCATCGCGAAGGTAGGCTTCGACTGATTTGAGATTGTTCAAACCGTTGATTTCCGCCCGCGCTTTGGTTCCGGACACGCGGGCGGCACCGTTGGCAGGAAACGTCACCAGCGAGCATTCCCACAGATCAATGGAGGTCAGGGTGCGAACATCCTCATCCTCATCATATTCCCATTTGCGCGGCATGAAGCCAATCGACAGACCATTCAGCGCACCAGCCTTCAAAAGGGCATGCGCCTCGCGCCCGGCTTGCGTTTCCAGCGCCAATTGCCCTCGCACGAAAAGCCCTTTCTTGTCTTCGCGCATTTCGACATACGTTCCGATCGGGCGGGCGGCATCGTGTTGCCACAACAGCGCAGGCCACGTTCCGTTGTTGCGGTGCTCCGTCAGGCTTTCACGAAAAGCGCCCTCGGCGACGATCTCGTCGTAGCTGTCCCGCACACCGAAAACGGAACCATATCCTTCGAACTGGCCCTCGTCGGTCAGGGTCTTTTGCTGCAGCGCCACCGTTGCGGTACGGGACTCTGCGGCCCCGGACTTGATGCGATACTTATGACTGGCCATCCTGGCCCTCCTGTTCATTCACCTGATCCGATGGGGCTTTCTGTGTGCTGGCGATGGGCTCGCGCAGCGCGTCCCCGCCATCGATCGGCGGCAAACCGCGCTCGGCGCGCACCTCGTTCACCGTCATGAAAGGCACCCCTCCGCCGACACCGAGCGCCCGCGCGAAGAATTCGCCCTGGTCCTTGACACTGGCCGACAGCATTGACCGATTGTCGAACTCGACGAACAGCGGCCCGGCACCATCCAGAACGAATTCGTCGAGCTTCTGGCGCCAGTTCTCCTGCCACTTGTTGACGGTGATCCGGTTATGCGCCGAAAAGAACGCTTCGGCGCTGGCAAAAGTGGCCGTCTTGTCGGAATAGCCGACCATCTGCGGAAATACCCCGAACGCCCGGCATATCTCCTCGACCTGCATCCGCCGCGTCTCGAGCGTTTGCGTATCAACGGGCGCCATGGCCAGGGTGGTATAATTGAGACCGCTGTCGAGGACTGCGGTATCGTAGGCCCGGCGCTTCGACTTGAACTTGCTCCAGTTATGCTTCAATCGCTCGATGACATCTGGGCTCAGTGTTTTCTCTGTGCTCAGCAATCCGCCCGGGCGCCCGCCGTTTTCCTGCAAGGCCTTGATATTTGCTTCGGTCGCCATCGAAAGCCCGATCGCGGAAGCAGCCTGACGCACCACGCTCAGGCCCTTGCACCTGTCCCAGCTTCGATTGCGCAAATGAAACACCTGGTCATGCGCATATCGCCCGAGCAGGCCGAATTCGTCGTGGATCGAATAGATTCGATCGTAACGCCCGCGATTTTCAATGGTGACCTGGCTTGGCATGACCGGCAGCAGCTCGCGAACACGACCGGATAGAAGATCGCGGACCGGAACCGCGTATGCGTTGCCTGTGAGCGCCGCATGCATCGTCATTGTCTCGCGGAACTCGAGCGAGGTCTGGAACTCGTTTGGACGGCGGTGCAGCAAGCGGTAGAGATCGCTGTCTCTGGCCTTTTCCTTCTGATCGTCGCCAAGATTACGCATCACATGCATTGCCGGAACCGCACAGGACGTGGCAATGACATCGACGCAGGCCAGGACGGCGGCGACGCCCAGCGATGAAGATTCGGTGACGACCGTTCCCGATTGCCCTTCGTCGATCTCCCTTGCGATCTGATCGACAGTTTTGGACTTGCGGCTGAACGGCCACATCACAAGATCACCATTTCCGACGTCGCAAGGTAACTCGACCCGCGCGCGACGGGGTTCCAGCTCATCAGTTGCACGGCATCGAACAACGCCATCAGCGGGTCGATCTTGGCCGTTCCGCTCTGTGCCTTTGTGACGATCACCGCGTTACCTCTCGCTTCCGTTCTGG